ATATTCCGGTGGTGCGAAATTGCTCAAAGAATTTTTCAAATGTCATGATTGCACTCATTAAACTATTGAATGCATTGTATCATATTTTGGTTGTGTAGTAAACTACTTCTTTGTTATCTCTTTAATCGTCTTCACGGGCACTGACACCACAGCAGGTGTTCTCTTCTTAGTTGTACGTGGTGGCTTTTCAACAACAGGTAGATCCAATTGGACCACTTCTGGTTTAGACTTTCGAGGTTTTCTCTTTGTTTCTCCTGTCTTCACTGTCACTTTAGGTTTGACTTTTTCACGTGCTGCTATCGCTTTCTTAGAACGGTTATCCAAGAATAACTTCAACCCAATGATAGCTACGATAATGACAATCGCCACCCAAATTAAATCCATACTATTCTCCTCACATACACAGAAACGGAATTGGCTCGTCATCATCAGGGTTTAGTAAATTACCATCTCCGTCTAGATTAACACTGACAGAATCATCATCATACGAGTAGACCATCTTATGAGCATTCTCATCAAAGTTCGCAAGATACTTCAGAATCTGAAGGCATACTAATACTCCCGAAACCAAGTCATCAGTTGCACCAGATTTTGCTGCATATGAGCCACCGGTCGCTACATAGTTTTTAAGTTCATGTAGTAACATTTCACTACTAATCTGTAGATTATTGCGCGTTTTTTCAACCAGGCTTTTCAATTGAAGACACGCAAGTATCTTCGTTTTACCGTTGGTGTTGACGCCTGCGTTTTTGGGATCAGTCGACACGAGTTCACCAAGTGGTGGGTTTTCGTCGTTTGCATACAAAGCACCGATTGCATGTCCGATTCCGTTATTTTCCCAACTCCAATAAACTTCTGGAGCTTTGTTGGACTGTGTGGGTTTAGCCAAATAGTTCACAATCCACTTCAATCTTCCGTACAGTTGTGGTATAGAAATCTGGTTTGATCTAAGTTCAGCTACCTGCCGCAGTGAGGGGAACTCTATCACCTCTATCGTGGAAAAGTCGCTACCGGTTCCCGATGCCACGTCACAACCAACCAAATACGACATTGAAGGATTTATCTCAGCCCAAAACTTGAACATACCATCCTCGTTGATGTGAGATAACGATCTCAGAGTATTCAATTTTATAGACGAAATCAGCAGTGGATCTGAACTGAGGAATTCGCAATTATGCGACAGAATTCCGTTAGTGTAGTAGATGTGTCCGCCATCTACATCCGTCAAATCATACAAAAATTCCCCAAAATCATTCACCCTAATATGTGAAACTTTGAGAGCTGCACCATTGATACCTATAGCCGAGTCACCAACCTTCAACTCGGAAAGCATACTAAACTTATACAGGTTACGCTGAACTCGGTGCTTGAAGCTACCGGTTAGTTGTAAGCCGTTAGAAAATCTAACGGTGATAGTTTTATCATGCCACGCTCTAGATACGCCTGAGAAATGCTTGTAACCTGATGGGGTAAATACTAACAGATTGCGCGAGTTTGGTATTAACTGCGTCTCGCCTTTTACTTGTACCCCGAATTCGTAAAGCTCGGAAATTTTGACTCGCTTACGACCGCCCTTTATGTTGATAAGTGTATCACCGGTTACGCATTCACATTCTTGACGGAACATTAGAGGCCCGATTGCACCTAAAGTTTCGGCTTTCCATTCTTCGCCTCGTTCTGGGTGTTCATCCCACTTGGCGGTAAAAGCTTTAAAAGGATTGGTCCCAGATACAGCACCACGCCACAAATTGGCAAACAAATCAGTGTCACCATTCGGCGTGGATGTTATGATACATGCACCACCGGTTGACAGTGTAGGAAAGATTGAAGACCAGAGCTTTTCTTGCACATTCGGTTTCGTAAATGCGAGTTCATCGCAGTTGATAGTGATTATCATTTCACTTATTAGAAATCTATGATGTTCATCTTTACATTCGATTATATCATACACGTTGTCAACTTGTGGTCTCTTCTCAATAGATCGGATCGTGACAACAGATCCGTCAGCAAGTGATATTTCATCTCTCTCTTTCAAAGCCCCTACTTCTCTTTTTACACCGTCATTCCATATTTTATGGTTTTCTGTAGCAGAAAACGCTAAACCGTTGTCTAACTCCACATCAATCAAATGCTTTTGGCCTTTTAGCATGACTCCTTTAAAATCTTGGAATCCAGTAGGAGTTAGAATTTCATATCTATCATTAAATTTCATCATATGCACCTTTGATAGATCGCAAAATGTTATCTACGTCCTCTGTTACTGAAGACTCCCAGCAATACCACATTCTTATACCTCTATTCTCAAAAAGATATTTAGCCTTAACCCAATCAGCATAAATCCTCTCTAGCCCATTATCTGAAGAAAACAAAATTTTGAATTTTATCAGATCCTCAATAGACATACGAGGATCTGCGTGAAAAGTGCGCGACTGATATTCAACACACATTTTTATTTCAGGTATTACTAGATCGTAAAAATAACACCTCTTATCCAGATTCACGCAAAATTCGTTTCTATCAAAATAATACTTCTTGTTATTTGCTGTCAGCCAGTCTATTATAGGTGCTAAAGCTATCTTAGATGCTCTAGATGCATTAGGCGTTTTAGAATTACCTAATTGACTACGGGTAATTCTAGCTTTTAGTAATGCGTTTTGTTGAACTGTGAACCCGGATTCTACGAATGTGCTATTTCGTAACTGTGCTAATTGCGAATACCCATTCCTTCCGTGTTCATCAATATTTGACATATGAGTTGCTTTAGAATTGATTCCTATCTTCTGATTAGGCGTCAATCCGTCAGCACCTGGAGTTCTTTTTGTTGGCATCGCAGAATCTATACTTCTGCGATGCGCAGTTCGTCCATCTTCTCCTACCTTCTGCAACCCTTCTTTAATTCTATCTTTAGAGGCATCACAATAAGTACGCTGATTCGGAAACGCTACTTTAAATTCTTCTTTTGTCATTTTGAGAATACTCTTCATGTAAGTATTCTTTATACTAAGCATTCTTATACCTAATACTGGACACTTAACAAACTTTATTCCCTCATCTGTTTCAGGATATGATTGCAATTCTTTGTCATTCACAGACTTTTTAATTGCTGACTCTATCAGCATACCTCGCTTTGCATCACTAACGCCGAAATACTTTAGCGATAGCTCCTCGTGTTTGCAATCTCTAGCATGTAACTGTTTTTTCTTAACACCCATTTCTACGTATGATCCAGCTCGCCATACGTATCCATCCGGTCTAGTCGTATCGTGGACAATACAAAACACTCTCTCGTTGAAACAACATGGATTTAAATGCTTAGTAGCGCCTACTATAGAGTCTACAAGATGTGAAAAATTTGCCACCAATTTGTTACTCAATAGGTGTTTGTCTGTCTCATTATAGAGATTTGTTAACGCTAGTTTATCTTCTTCAGTGATAGGAGACCATGCAAGAGGAGTATAGTTAGCAAAATCGATCGGCTTAACGCTAGAATGAAACGATGCGTAACCATCACTCAAACCTAAGAATGGTAGTTTTTTACATGTGATTCTACATATAGGCGCAGTGGTGATATCATTAAGCAAACAATAAACACGTTCGATAAATTTACAATCGGGTAAGAACCCTGTCTGAGATTCAACTTCCTCATAAAGTTTCGGGTATTTAGCTTTTAGAGAGCGCCCAAAATTTATGAAATCCTTGGAAGATTTCGGTAGCATCTCTTTCAATTCATGCTTATAATTCATCATACAATTCTTCTAATGTCACTGTTTTTATTTCACCGGTGCATTTGTCTCTAACAGTGACAGTATTTTCTCCACCAAGACAATACAAAAGTGATATCGAATAGCCTCGGCCGGTATTTTCCGTAGTGGCTTGAGATATTATCCGTGAACCGTTGTCGAATGTTATCGAATGCTTGTTGTAGTATGGACAGCCCGCTTTTAACCAATCAGGACATTCCTCATATGCGTATCGGATTCTATCCATGATTTCGATGGCGTGGGCTTGACCTTTGGATGCAACCAAAATTGTTTTGTCGTCATTGAACATCGCATACCAAAGAAGGTAAGCAGCCGCACAAGCCGTATTATGCGATAAGATTCCATTGGTGTAAAATACATGGTTGTCATCATTTAATTCCAAGTCATACATACTCTCATGTCTATCACTAACATCTACAGAGACAACTTTAGCCGAACCGGTTGATGTTTTGATTACTTGACCGAGACTTGCATCTTTCACCATTATTTCCGCATTATTCTCATCGATTACTATGTGCTCGTCAGCACATTCCAAAAATTTTCCATCGTCAAGTTCTAATCTATAAACCTGATAAGGGACAGTTTTGAGTGTGCGTTTAATATTACTCCAACCTGTTGGAGTTTGAACTAACAACTCTGTCATACCACTAGAAACAAATTTCAAGACACCATTAGAATCGTCAATCTCTACATCTTGTGGATTTGAACCGCTGAATAACTCTAAAGCGGAAATAGTTCGCTCTCTTAAGCACCATCTTACTATTTTCGTTTTTAAGATTTCAAAAATGCTAAACATTGTTCTATTACTTTCTCAGGGTTAGCACAATAATCTGCTTCTTTTACGTGCATGATTTTTATGTCACAATCTGTACTCAATATGTTGTTATCGCGTATTTTGTCACGGTTACTTATCGTTGTCGTAGATTCTTTATTTTTGTTATGCCAGTACGTCCCATCGAATTCAATTACATGTTTTGTCGTGGGGACATAAAAGTCTAGTTTGTAGACTGGGCCTTCTACCGAACGAAACACCTGCTCATTGTTTCTGTTATTATCATAACATTCAGCAAAAATACATTCTGTACCATTCATCAATTCATTTAGCGCTTTGAATAGCTTTTGAGATATCTTTGAATAATTGGACTTTTTAAAATTTTTGTGCCATTTTTCTTGCCTTTGCTGCCAACGCAACAAACCTTCAGTTTCTCCATATCTCAAAATGCATTTCTGAAGAGAAAATGTACTCTGTGACTGTTTTACTTTTTCTCTAGCTTCATCTAAACTACACCCTTTGTTTGTCCAATACGTCAACATACTAGGTTTTGTAAATTTTGCATTAGCATCTTTTTGTGCACAAAGAACTGCTTCATCACGTTCATCAGCCGTTAAATGCTTGTAACAATTTGCTTTTTTGGAAAAAATGGATAACTGGCCACCGTGATTATGCCATGGATTTTTGTCGCCAGATATAGTACTAGAAAAAATTCTCAAAAGGCGTTCTGACATAATATCTTTTGATGTAGTTTTGTATTGCTCGTGATAATCCGAGACCTGCATAGAATGAGTTTTCATTATATGAAAACTCAAATTTTGTGCTCTAAACCCACACACTTTACATTCTACATCAGTGGTGTCGAAATTTTCATTTTTAGACGCCCTAATACATTCATCTCTAGCGTAATCCTTTTTACATTCCTTGCTACAGAATACCGCGCGATAGTGCAAATGTCCAATATTTACTTGACATTTTTTGCAGATATGGTTTGTTTTTCTATCGTCAGACATTTGCTTCTGATGTGCTGATCTACAACTCATGCTGCAGTAGAATCTGTGCTTTGTTTCTTCTAAACAAAATAAGCATTTATTTGAAGATTTGGTCATATGTCTTCCTATCTACAATTCTTAGTAACCATTTCCTAAATCCGGTTGGTTTTACAATTGTATTTATGGAAGTCTGCCCAGTAAAACACTTTCCCTGCTGTCGACCGATCATCCCAAGTGCAAAGCGATTTTCATGAAAATGTTTAACTAATCTTCTTTGGTATTCGTAGAGCTTAAATTTAATCTTGCCCTTTTTCGGATGTTGTACGTATAGGAATGTCTCCATGAAATAGACAGGGTCAACTCTACACCTTAGAAGATCTGCTAGATTTTCTTGCGTGTATTCCGTTTGTTTATTGGCTTTCTTTATTGGCTTATAATCGCCTTGCGCATTCTGTTCTGACATCAATAGTCTCTTTTTACTAATTGAGACTATTTATCATCTGCCCGATGCTTAACCCCACAACACAGTGCTATTAGCACTGTGTTGTCTTTTTAGATTCCTTCTGATTCCAGGTATTGCATGAATTCACCTTGACTCAACGTCTTAATTCCTTTTGCCTCGGCTGCTGAAACCTTACCAGATTTCTTACCACCATAGACGAGAACGTTTGTCTTTTTACCAAAATCGACGTATTCACCACCTTGTTCTTCTATTAGCTTCTGCCATTCTGCATTACGGAACCCAGTGAATGTAACGCATAGTCCTTTAAACGATGCACCAATAGCAACGGTCTTTTCAGGCAGTACAAATTTGAACGGTTTATCCCGCAACCATTCACGAAATTCGATAATACCTGTTACGAATTGCGCAGTGGTTGATTCACCAATACCTTTGGAATTAGCAGCAATTTGACCCGCACGAATCGTATTAAATGGTTTATCGAGATCGGCGATCTCTGGAAATTCATTCCAGATATTTTCAAAGCGCGTGCTACCAAAACCGCGACCGAAGAATCCAGTCGCATCGGCGAGTGCCGGCAGATAGATTTTCTCAAATGCTTTCTGCATCTCGGTGAATGCAATCTCGCCTCGCTTACCAGCAAAACCATCAACTGCCTTCCAATCATCCTGTGTCATAGAGATGATCTTGTCAATTGTATCAAAACCTGCATCAATACATTTTTCATAGCTAGAAATCGACAACTCCTTGACCTTAATACATGTAAAGAAGTGCGTAATGCGCTTGAGTCGTACGGTGTAATTTGCATCAGGATCTGCAAGTACTGCATCTACACCGGTAGCATTCCATACCCATTGCTCAGTTGGATATTCAGGTGTAACAGATTCTGTCACCTCTACAATGTGAGGAATTACGTCGCCTGATCGAGTCAATAGTACCTTTGCACCAGGCCCTAACCCATTATCAATGATAAATTTCAAGTTGAATGCAGTGGCATTCACCACAGTTACGCCTCCGAGACGGGTAGGCTCCACTTGAATCGTGGGCTTCAAGAACCCGTCTTTAGACGGTCTAAATGTTACACCGGTCACCGTCGTTTCTACGAACTCGGTATTTTCTTTGAACTTTCGAGCCCACTCAGGTGAATCAACCGAGTGCGCGTGAGTCTCCATGGTAGCAACTACGATGCCGTCCAAATCATACTCAGAAGATGCCTTTCGTGCAGCCAGCAGATCACTCAACATTGCCTCATCAATACTTGCTGCTGTCGTATAATGTACGATCGTGAAACCATCTTTACGCAGAGCTTCTAGCTCTTGATCGGGGGTTTCATTCGTTGGCGAGAGTACGCTGTAGATGACAACACGAACATCAGAGATTGCCGGATGAATACTTTTTCGATTTACCAAGCCAGCAACCAGATTGCGCGCATTCTCAAACTCACCGGACCATTTAGTCTCAAATGCCTTTTTAGGCATAATAATTTCACCGCGAATATTTTCGTAGGTGCATTTCTTCGGCAGATTTAGATGTGGAACCAGGTAGCTAATATCCTCGCCGTAAATGCCATCACCTCGCGTGAAAGCACCGATTTTGTCTGACTTGTATTGTAATTGAATTGAGATACCGTCTAGCTTGTCAGATAGAATGTAACTTGAGTACTGTGTACTTGCCCATGATGCTACGGAACCATCACCTTTAGTAATTTTTTCCATACCGGACATTTGCAGTGGTAGTTTGATTTTCTGCTTGATGATTGGGGCTCCTACTTGCTGCAGGAAAGGATGCTCAGGACATACTCTTTTGAGGCTATCTTCGAGATAGTCGTAGAATGCATCAACCATCACACGAATTGTGCTGAATTGTGATGGCAGCGTAAATGCTTTATTCAGTACGTCCAGATCATCTTCTGTCAGCTTCAGAAAATGACCAACATTGTGATATTCGTGTGATGCACGTTGCATAATACTTACTGCAGAATCAATGTAAATACTCATTTGTAATATCTTTCAAATTGACTTATTGCATTGTAACATAAATCACGTCGAAAGTAAACTCTTCTGAACCCCAAAAAGGAGCGCCTAGGCGCTCCTTTCAAAATCAATCTGCTTTAGCAATCTTTAACAGCGCATGAGACGATTTTCTCGATCGTTTCAGATCAGATGTGATATTTCGGAAGAATCCTTTTACCGCTGACACCACTTTGCGCCATGCATCCCCAATCACTGATTCCTGCATTGGTTCTGGAGGCAGTGCGGTTATCTCACGAACTTTATCCTTAACATCCTTGATGGTCATATTCTTCGGATTGAAATCCTTCAATGCAGTTTCCAACTTCGAATCCACAATCTTCAGTACTGCTTTAGTTTCACCGGTTTTTGTGATAGTCTTCTTGTAATCTTCAAGAATTTGTTTCTGATCATCCATAGCGATCTCTAGAGCTTTCTTGAAAAGATCCGCGTAAGATACACTTTCGCGACCTTTCGTTGTGGTAACCTCGATGATTGCTGTATCGATGATATGGCGCTGCGATGCGGCTTCTTCTGCTATAGGTTGAAACACCGCTTCCAATTCCTTCTTACGTGCAGCGATTTTACCGACAAGCGCTTCATAAACCGTAAGTTCAGCTGCAAGTTCGCGCCACTCTTTGATCATTGCTCGTTGATCTTTTTTGGAAATAGCTTCATGTAATTGCTTCAATATCATTTCTTGACCCCTGTTTTTGTGATGTGAATTGCGCTATCTTTTGGTTGCGCTTGATAACCCAAACTACTCAATTCTGTTTTGAATTTGTCAATCATCTTTCCGTAAAGCTTAAGACGTCGTGGATCATTCTTATCCACAATGATCACATTATCCGGTATTTTCTCTTTGAGAAATGCCAATACTACGCGCAAAGCAGTGGCATACACTTTGAATTCCTCACCGGATTTCGTGGTGTCATAATGCATGGTGCCAAAATATTTACCTTCCAGTCCTAGCTTTACCTCCCATGATGGAGATCCGGCTGCACGATCAAAGCTTACGACATAGTGGACGTCCCTATTGAGCTTTTTGTTGGGAACATCAAATGACGCTTCACATTTCGTGGCGCCTTTATTATCCCACTTCCACTCTAAAACCGAGTCAAAAGATTCGGTGATTGCAATGAACTCTTTAAATTTCATCTCTTTACTTCCCAAACAACTTCAAAATCAGGGCAATCATAATACATCTGAGGAGTTAAATTGCGCTCAGTTTTTATCATTGCTTCAAAATGCGGAAATTTCTTTTCGTAATCAGGTACTTTCATTAGAGCAATGCGCACTAGCTCTACGCATGACAGGTGCGTGTCATCCATTAAGTCGAAAAGATCGTCATATGGTTTGCCATACTGCTTACGTGCTTCATCCAGAGCGGCTGTCCAATCTTCTAGTGTCATATTCTTCGGTTTGAGTAACGCCACAGAATCACAGTCAAACACCTGCATGAATGTGGAATAATGCACACCTTTACCTGTGGCCTCAATTAACCTAAATTCTGCGTCAGACATTGGGTTGTCGCCCTCGACATTCATTAGCACGTGCGAGTAATATGGCACCGTGCTACCGCGAAGTGATGAGACTGCACGAATAATGAAAGTTGTTAGGTGACATTTTCTAGCAGTGCAAACTATGTAGTAATTCTTCTTCAGTGATCTACGCAAAAAGTCGTGATCTGTTTCAGTAAGCGACCAATAAACACCGTGATTGAACACTGCGCTCATTGAACACCAATTTATTCTAGAGATTACGTTCGTAATTTTTTCTAAGATGTCATAATACGGTGTTTTGTACCAGGTACTTTTGTCGGCTGTTGCTATATAATTCAAAAACCCCTTAAACAATGCTAGCGGATTCAATTTCATGATTTGTCTGGCTCATTCTCATAAGTGTTGGAAGCAACTGCCCCCTCGATTGCTCGGCGTAAAATTTCATTTCTGTCAGCTATGATGATGTTGTTATTTACTGTACCGTTATTTACTGAACCGCTCTTAGTGACACGTGTTTTGTCCTTTTCTGCTTTAATCTTGGCGCGCAAAGTAGTTGCATTCAATGCGGTCTGTAGATACATTGCTGCAACCTCAGCGTTCCTAGCCGCAAACTTTGGATCAACTATCTCAACCATTTCTGCTTGACTGTGAAACACGGTCATCGCCTTATCATGAATATTCTGGAGTTGAGAAGCTATGGCGGTATCTTCATCATCTATAGTGCTTGCATACGGCACAGCTTCTGTTTGCTCTTTAACGGCCGGAAGTTCATCTTCTTCATCCACGAGATCTGCCATTGATGCAGTAGAGCCTGGCTCCAGATTAAAGAATTCTTCCAACGGGTTGGATTTAGACATTATTCCTCCTCGGACATCCCCGACTTGAATTTGTTGCTTACGATATCGTAAACTTCTATACCGTATTTATCGTACACATTCGCATCCTTTTTATCCGCAAGATGGTAGCCGGTCTCATCCATGAGATTCTTGTTTTTAGCTAATGCACGCTTGTACACATTGTTTCGACTGACTTCGTCCTTATCAGTGGAGAAGGTGAGCATGTCTGGTGCTTTTTTCTCCAAGAACGATTTCATGTACCCAGCAACAATTGAGAACACTGAAAATTCTCTGCCATCATTCTTTTTAAGAAGCGTGAATGGGCTCTGTAGAGATTTTTTCTTGTCGGTAC